ATACTCCACCGTGACGCTGTCAGCCGTATCATCACTGGCTAGCAGATATTGGATTTTGAGGCTGTTCTTCACGATGTTGCGCGGGCTGAACAAGGCAACCGGGATCGAGCGTTGTTCATCTCTAACAAAGCGAACAGTGCCACTTTGCATGAAACTCACAGCGCGACCACAACGTGCTGTACGGCTCAATGCTTCCCATACCGTGACTGTTTGATCAAAAACGGCATCGAAATAATCACCGCGAGATTGCCAATTGGCATCCAGCACTTTGAGCTGCGTCAGATCAATCCGGCCATCATCCAGTTTGCCGCCATATTGGCTGCGGGCAATATCAGCGAGAGCCCATGCAATGGAGCGTGTGGTTTGTGGTGCTGACCATCCGGTGACTTCATCCCACACAGGTAATTTGCGCGTGACAAGGCAGTTCACCATCCGTGAGGAGCGTTGCGACAAATTATCCGTGGCCCGCATTTTCATGGCGATGAGCGTGACATCCCCAAAATCGGGTGTTTGATCCAAGACAGCTTTTAAACCGCCCCAGCGCAATTCATGTCCGGCTCTGGCAGATGTATCTTTGGCATCGGTTCTCAAAGCTCGCACTTCATAACGCCCCACCGCGACTGCATAATCAAACGTCATGCGTTGCGGCGTATTGGTGGCTGCTGTGAGGGCTTCACTTCCCAATGTTTGCCATGCGCCAATGGCTGTGCCGTCATCATCGATCTGACGCGCTTCAAATTGCCATGTGATGGTTCGGTTGTTCAGGCCGCCACTGTCATTGGCGTAATAGACTCCACGCGGCATGACAATATCGACACTGATCTGGTGGCAGTTGGTTTGCGCGGGGTTGGCCACAAAAGGCCCGACCCAATCACCGCCATCGCCTGTGCTGAGTAATTCCTGTCCTGCGACCTCGGGAGCGGTGACGACATCCGTATCAAATAGCGTAACGGCATCGCCGGGCTGCACGATTTCATAGTCAATCTCTTCAAATGAGCTGATTGGCGTATCTTCAATGCGGATCTGCGCCAGATCATATTCACCCTGACCAATGCAGTGAAGCTGGTGTAAATACTGCTCGTTATTCTGATAGAGCGAATATGGCGTTGAGGCCAAGTCGGGATAGACAATGTGCCGACCGTAAACCACTGGGATGGGTTGACTTAAGCGTGCCTGATTGCCTTGCGCCTGTAATGAATAGGTTGGGCTGGCTGCAGGCGTATTCCCAAAGCCACTATTCAAGCTGGTGGATGGCACAGGCGGCGGTACCAAGACATTCAACAGCGCACTTCCAGCAAAGGCCACACCAGCAGTCACCAATGCAATTCCTACAGTGCTGGTCACACCAATCGCCCCCGCAAGCGCAGCTCCGGCATAAGGGGCTGCAACCATGACAGCAATAGTCAAAACGGATCGTAAAATCTTGCCACCCCCACCGCCGCCACCTTGGGGTAGCGTGATAAAGGTGACGATGTCAGACAAACCAATGGTGATCTTGTTCCATTGATCTCGTAACACGGCTTCGCCATTGAATAAGCAGATAGTAGGACGTTCAAATTCTGTGATGCCTGCTTCATTCAGCCATTCACGAATCGTGATGGGATGATCGACCGCAAAAATATCGCGTCCGCGTGCTGGCATAAAAGGATTGTGAAGCATGTGGACGCAAGCAAACATGGGAACCTCGTAATTTATTAATCTGGTTTAGCGGCATTCCCCTGAAACCGATAAAACCCTTCAATTTGCCAGCCTGCGAGTTTGAGACTGGCCATATTCTGAAAGACCACACCATTGCCCTTCACGCAGTGAAGAACGCCTTGTTCAGTGGGGCATATAGTGATCCAAATGCCCACATGGATGGGATGACGGGATTGGCGCATCAACACCGCATCGCCTTGCTCTGGAGTATCAGTGAGCTGCCAGCGTTTGCGCTCCGGGTGATCCCGAAAGGTCAAAGCCAGTCGCTTTAAATTCCCCTCGGCGACAGGAATGTCGGGCAGGTTTCGGCCAAAATGATGCTTTTGCACCCAAACCACGAGGCTCCAGCAATCAAAAACATCTGGGCCTTTCGCTCCAGCCTGCCATGGCAAGCCGATATAGCGACACGCCCAGTGCAGCCCCTCTGGCTGCCGAGTTAATTCATTCATGATATGTCCTTTGGTTTGTTTAGCGGGTCAAGCCGGGAAAGCGTGTGGCTGTGTAGGTTTCTGACGGAAAGCTCTTATTACCGATATCCAGCATACGAGCGCGGCCAACAACGCGACTGACATCGGCTTCGACTTCACTCAAGATCAACGTGATCGGTGGGTCCATCTGTGGCCCGGACAGATCATTACTCAAATACGGGCGATAGGTGATCTCAATTTTTTCTGCGCTCTCAACAGCAGCATCCAGATGCTTGATCAGCTCACGACTGACATTATCAATCGTGACCGTGATTTCCGGCACTGGCGAGGTATCAACTGGCGGCAGCTCCAGATCAAAGCCCATGGCAATGAAAGTGACATATTCGTCTGGGTTTAAGGGCGCGGTATCTTCCAGCTTGGCTGACAAGTCTTGATGATCCCGCACCAAACGCACAGCTATAGACTGGCCCTCATCATCCCTGAAATCAGGATGGCGCAGTTCCAGCGTGTGTAAAATCACGATGTCACTGGGCGCAGAAGCATAGGCTTCGGCAATCGCCGCATTCAAGGTGGGATCAGGCATCTTCATCCTCCCACGCAATATCGGTGATGTAATCCACCGCTACACCATCTAAGAAAGAGGCTTCGATAACATCGGATCGGGAGCGCAACCGTGATATAGCAGTTAATAACGCTTGTGCTTTTGTCAGCGTTTCTTGTTCATCCTCCGTGAGATCAGAGCGCCCACCGAGCAAATATAGATCAGCTAACGCATTTTGCTGTTTCCAAACAGGTGCAATCTTGGTGATACGCCGTCCGGCTTCTTCCTTGATCTGGCGAATAAGCTGACTGCTTGAAAGAACATCAGCCAGCTCATCTTCACTCACAGCTTTACCGCCCGATGGTGGAGTAGCCTCCGCAGCAAAAGCGTAATAATGCCGTCCATTCAGGTCAGCTAAATGGATGGGAGCAGTTTCACTTTCATCGAAGTGTGGCGCACGATCATGCAAATAGGATTTGAGATTCATAAAAGCCTCCTAGAAAATTACGTTTTTGAGAGTTTTGACATCATGAAGATTGCTGCTTTGTGTTCCGGTCTCGCCGTAGGAGTTATTCTCCCCACAGGCATCAACACGACCATCATCGTATAAAACGCCAAGACCCCACGCAGATGTACCTTGCCCAAAGCAATCCCAATCTTCGAGAATTCCTGATTGTCCAAGAACGCGCTGAAATGTGTTGTTTGTCCCCGCAGTGGAATTGATGCCGATATTGGCGTTGCCAGAATATCCCGCTGCCCATAGCTCATCACCAGATTGGATAATCACACCTTCATAGCTTGCGCCGCCGCCGACACGAACGCGGGACACATTGCCTTGAAAGCTGCCACCCGGTTTAAAGGGTGAGAGCTGATTGGTCGTGTTTCCAGTGCCTAGCTGGCCGTAACCATTATTGCCCCAAAGATAAACTTCGCCCTGATCAGTGATCCCACCAGAGGATGGATAGCGTCCATCGCCTGCAAAAATATCAACAAAACTCTCGCTATGGCTGATTTGTGAAAAGCTGGTGCGATTGGTCGTATCGCCATGACCGAGCTGACCGTAGCCGTTATATCCAGCGCTCCAGATTGAACCATCAGACAGCAAGACCAACCCATGCCCCGTTGGACTTGCGCCATCGGTACGATACCCACACGAGGCAACGGCTTTTACAGCTGTATTAATGGAGGCGTGTAATATTGGTGTTTGACGGTTGGTTGTGTCTCCCAACCCCAGTTGACCGTAGGCGTTATATCCCCAGACCCACAATGCACCATTATCTTGGATGGCATATACCGTATGAGGAAGACCAGATACAGACACATCGACAATATCCACCAGCGAGCCACAGCGCACAGGCGTATATTGATGTGCGGATGTGCCGTTTCCTAAATTGCCGTTGCTATTATGACCACATGCATAAACACGCCCATCTGTTGTTAAGTAGTAAGCACAAGCATGATCATAATAATTTGGACGACCGGGGATGATCTTTGCGATCTGAATATTGTTTTGAACAAAAAATTCAATCCTTTTTGCAACTGCACGATTAACCGTATCGCCATGGCCAAGCTGGCCATAATTGTTGTACCCCCAAGACCAAACCTCACCATCGGCGGTGAGAGCGTAATGCTGCATCCCACCAGAAAACACATCAACAAAGCGCACATCTGGATCATCCGTTGCCACGCGATTTGGCAGGTAAATATGCGAGCCATTCGGGTCACCGTTCGAATAATTGCCACCATAACCACAGGCTTTGATCGTGCCATCGGCCATGAGATAAACGCGCGTGTACCAGCCGCCCAGACCATTGACCTTTGCCAGCTTCCAAACACGGCAAGATGGGTCAAGAGACTGATCGCGCCACGCAGGCTGATTACCGATCATCTGTAGCACTTGAGCGTTATTACCGCGAGCAAGCCGCGCAGGAATACCCCCATTGTGAATAAGCAAATCACCTTCTTGTGTGAGCTGATCTGTCCCAGCGGCCAGCGTATCCCAATCATCGCCCTGAACAGGCGTGACACCTGTCACATCACCTTTCGCAATAAAGCTTGAGCCTTGATATGATACAGCATCATCACGCACATAAAATGCAGCATTATCGTAGGGGCCGCGCCAGTTTATTCGAATATTGCCAAGATCAATTGTTGCCATTGTTTTCCTCCGTTCTTTAAATGTTAATGAGCAGATGACCGTTCTCATTGATGCTGAAATCCAGCCCCGGTAACGTCACCATCCAAATGGGGAATTCACGCGCATTGAATGTGCCTTCACCTGTTTCCGCGATGAGCTTTGCGCCGTCTTTGCGAAGCCCATAAAACACTGCTTTTGATTCAATGGGCGCGTAACCATCTTCTGTCTGATTGACCGCCAGCAGTTTTCCGGCATGGCCGTTGAGATCAGCAGGCAGATTGAGAGATTGTGCGATGCCTTGTGCTGTTTGAGCATGGGTTTCGGCTTCATCGGCTTTTTGCTCTGCGCTTTGAACTGCATCTGCC